AACGCGTTGCGCTGCTCAGCCAGGTTGCATAACTCACCGGAGGAATTCCGAGAGAAATGCAATCCGTTCTGAACACTGCATACGCTGCTGTCGCAGAAGGATGCGTCAACCTCTGGGCTTTTTCTTCCCAATCCAATTGGATTGTCGAGAACTTCCCCTCTGTTGCTTCGCCCGTATACCCAAGAAGGTTTACGTTCGAACGCGTCAGAAAAGGTCGTATCTCTACATTCTCGTCGGTAAGAAGAAATGCCCCACTTGTTGAGGCAGGCGATTTCGTCTCCATCAATATGATCCTTTCTTTTGACTGGGTCATAAACTATACGCTTTTGTTTCCAATTATGAAGCCCATTGTCATAGTGACAATGAGTATCAAAAAGAAAACTCAAGTGGTATAGCCCAGAGCCAGGTTTTCTCGCTCTAGGGATGGTACGTTTCACCACTCGACGAAGCAGATCCCTGATTTCTTGGGCAACAATCCACTGACCTCTTTGATAAAAAAGATCAGCAGTTGCATTCCAAGACATTATGGTATCCGCTTCCCAGCGTCGTAAATCATCATGCGGCACCATACGGGCGTAAACCGGATTAACCGGTACTCCCGCATAGAAATCCGCACCACAAGATTCGCGAAAGGCAGAAGCCTTAAACGACTTGTTGATGTTAACCTTTAAAGCATAGCTTTCAAGGTACTTTACGACGAAGTCCGTGTACTCTACTGGGACAATAATGTCGTCCCCGTAGATATCGATCAATTTGCTATAACGGCTAATCGATCGAGAACTCGGACGCCTCCCATCGAGTATGTGCATAGCACTCTGTATCAAGGTGTAAAACACCATTGCTTCAACTGGGAAACATAAAGCACTTCCCATAGAGGCATATTTGAACAGAACTATGTTCGTACCGTTTGGTAGATCTGCCGACAAAGAACGAGCATCCTCCAAGTACTCGAGGAGCCCTGAGTTCTTAAAGATACGTTGTACCAAGTGCAAATGCACCCGGTCCGAAGCATCTTTCAGGTCTAGCGTAGCTAGTCGTCTGTCTTTGCTGGCAGTGTAGGCGAGTCTCTGATTGACATCTTGCCGCGAAAAGCGGATAGAATGTCTAGTCAGGCTATGAGTCTCAATAGTGGTATATATCAGGTCCTTTAAGGATTGCTGCATATACTGCATATGTGAAGGCTCTATAGCAATGACTCGTGGCGCCGTCTGCGTCTTAGGAACAAATACCACTCGCACAGGACGTTCGTCCTTTAGTTCGAGATATTTGACACCGGTGACGTCGACGATACCTTCCCCTGTACAACTGGCTCTGGCTGCTGTCCCGTAATTGGGGTAGCAGTGTAAGTCAGAGGGGTAGGTAAGCTCCGATCTATGGTTCCACTCTGAGAGGCG